CGTTGCTTATCATGGCACACCCCATACCATTAAAGGCAAGTTTGACATAAGCAAAATAGGAACTGGCGAAGGAGCACAGGCTTATGGGCATGGTATGTATTTTGCTGAAGCCAAACCAGTAGCAATGGAATACGCAAAACAAAATCTCAAATACCCTAATACGCCATTAGGCGATGCACAGTTGTTTTTAAGGCAAAACTTGTTCGATTATGATGCCGCTAAAAAAGATGTGTTAAAAAATATTGATTCTTTGGAAAAATTTCAAAAAGGTAAATTTGGATATGAAGAATCTAAAGCTAAATATCAAGAAACGCTTAATTTGCTAAATAAAGGTAATGTGCCTAAGTTAGAAGGCAATTTATACAAAGTAGATATACCTGATGAATACATCCCTAATATGCTGGATTGGGATAAGCCATTGTTGCAACAAACACCGCAGGTACAAGAAGCACTTGCAAAACTAGGTATTAAAACTGACAAACAAAAATTAAGCCAATTTGATGATGCTTTACTTGACGCATTAATGAATGATGCTAGTAAACCTTTACCAAAACAACCAATTAATCCTAAAGGTCAAGACATATATCAAAAATTTGTACAAGACAATCCACAACTGACATCACAAAAATTTAGTGAAGTAGGAATTAAAGGTATACGCTATAAGGATGCTATGTCTAGGGGTGCTGATGACGGCACATCTAACTTTGTAGTATTTGACCCTAGCAATGTAAAGATACTAGAACAAAACAGCAAGCCAATGACCCGTAAAGAAATTATTGAGCAAGAACTAAAAAAGGTAGTAGAATAAACCCTAACTTAATCAATCACTTGGATAAGTATGGAAAATAAACAATTAAGAAATATCAAAGGTGCTGGCAGACCTGCTGGTAGCCCTAATAAATCAACCGCATTGGCTAGAGAAGCCATAGCACGCTTTGTTGATGGTAATAGCCATAAGTTACAAGAGTGGCTAGTAGCGATTGCTGATGACCCCAAATATGGCCCTAAACACGCATTCGACTGCTTTATGCAAGTGGCTGAATACCATGTACCTAAACTAGCCCGTACTGAGCATACTGGTAGCGAAGATAAACCCATCCGTTATGTGGTTACATGGAAGAAATAGACTTTGATGAACGGGTCATAGAGCTATACACCCCAAGAACTGTATTTGAGGACTTCCATAACAGACAACAACGATGGGCTGTGATTATTGCCCACCGCAGGGCTGGTAAGACTGTAGCCTGTATTAACGACATTCTTTGGCGAGCTTTGACCGAAACTAAGGAAAATGCCCGATATGCCTACATTGCCCCGTACTATGCTCAAGCTAAGTCTATTGCTTTTGATTACCTTATGCAGTTTAGCGAGCCTGCTAGGGTTAAGCACAATATCTCAGAGTTGTGGGTGGAGTTATTCAACGGGGCTAGAATTCGTCTATTTGGTGCAGACAATCCTGATGCTTTGCGGGGTTTATACCTAGATGGCGTAGTCCTAGACGAATATGCCGACATGAAGCCAAAGATATGGGGCGAGGTAATTCGACCCCTATTGGCTGACAGACAAGGTTGGGCTACATTTATTGGTACGCCAAAGGGTCATAATACCTTTTACGACATATACCAGTACGCCACGATTAATAAGAATGAATGGTATAGCTCTGTCTTACGGGCTAGTCAGACCCAATTAATCTTACAGGCTGAATTAGACGATGCCCTAAAGTCTATGAGCGTTGACCAATATCAGCAAGAGTTTGAATGTAGCTTTGAAGCTGCCATCATTGGGGCTATATACGGCACAGAGATGCGGTTACTGACCGATGCAGGGCGTATTGACAAGGTTGAGTGCGATACCTTATTCCCTGTGCATACGGCTTGGGACTTGGGCTTTAACGATGCTACGGCTATATGGTGGTATCAGGTCGTACATGGAGAGATACGGGTATTGGATTACCACGAAGCTCATGGGCAACCGATTGTGTATTACGCCAACCAAATTAAAGAACGACCATACGAATATGGTACGCATTGGCTACCACACGATGCACGAGCAAAGACTTTAGCAAGCGGTGGTAAGTCAATAATTGAACAATTAATAGATAAATTGCCCCTAAAAAGCGGAAATTTGTTTAAAATCGTACCTAATCTGTCATTACAAGACGGCATACAAGCTACAAGAATGGCGTTAAGTCGCACTTGGTTTGATGCCATGAAGTGTTCAGAAGGCATTGAATGTTTGCGTCAGTACCAACGGGAATACGATGAAGATAAGAAAGTATTTAGAGATAAGCCTAGACATGATTGGACTAGTCATGGAGCGGATGCTTTTAGGATGCTTTCTGTGGCTTGGCGAGATGAAGCAGAAATTGCGAAGCAAAACGCACCGATTCGTGGCATCGTTGTTGGACAGAATGAGGTTACGCTAGAGGAAATGTGGAAAACCGCCCCACAAAATAAATATCAAAGGTATTAACTATGAACGATACGCTAAACAAGACTTACGAAGATTGGTACAACACCATCGCCCAGTACGACAAGTCTTTTAGGGAATGGGAAGCAAGAGTACCAAGAATCATTAAGCGTTATCGTGATGACAGCCGTACCCGTAATAACCCCAATGCTCGCTTTAATATCCTTTGGTCTAATGTTCAGGTCATTAAGCCTGCCATCTTTGCTAGACTCCCACGCCCCGATGTAAGCCGAAGATTTAGAGATAACGACCCAATAGGTCGAGTAGCGTCAATGATGCTAGAACGGGCTTTAGAGTACGAAGTCGAGCATTACCATGATTATCGTTCCGCTATGGATAACGCTGTGCTTGACCGCTTATTAGGTGGTAGAGGTACAGCATGGGTTCGTTATGAACCACATATTGTTGCAGAGCAAAATAACATCAACGAAGGTATTGCAGGTCAAATGCCCGAAGATGGGCTACAGATTACAGAGGATGCCGATGAAGCAGAAACGGAAAACGCTGAACTGGTGGAGTCGCAGGAACGCATTGAATATGAGTGTGCCCCTGTTGATTATGTGCATTGGCGTGATTTTGGTCATACTGTTGGACGGACTTGGGAAGAAGTAACAGCCGTATGGCGTAAAGTCTATATGAGCCGACAAGCTCTGATTGACCGCTTTGGTGAAGAAGTTGGTAGCAAGATTCCGCTAGATACTAAGCCTGAGTCAGACAAATGGGCTACCAAACAAATGACTGCCGAGCATTTCCAAGCCTGTATCTATGAGATTTGGGATAAAGAACAAGGCAAAGTCTTTTGGGTTAGCAAGTCGATGGGTGAGATTCTTGATGAAAAGGATGACCCACTACAGTTAGAGGGATTCTTCCCTTGCCCTAAACCAATGTACGCCACATTGACTACAGACAGCTTAGAGCCTGTGCCTGACTTTGTACTATACCAAGACCAAGCCAAGCAATTAGACACGCTTGCAGACCGCATAGATGGCTTTATTAACGCCTTGAAAGTACGGGGTGTCTATGACGCATCCGAACCTAGCCTTGCAAGACTATTCTCTGAGGGCGAGAACAACACCCTGATACCTGTTAAGAACTGGGCTGCTTTTGCTGAGAAACAAGGCATGAAAGGGGCTATTGACCTAGTAGATATAACCCCAATTGCTCAAGGTTTGACGATGGCTTATCAGGCTATGGAGCAAGTCAAGGGTCAGATTTACGAGATTATGGGTATTGCCGACATTCAACGGGGACAGACTGACCCCAATGAAACGCTTGGTGCTCAGATTATTAAGTCAAATAACGCAGCAGGCAGACTTAAGAATATGCAACACGCAGTCGTTGACTTTGCTACCGAGCTTCTAAGTATCAAGGCTCAGATTATCTGCAAGCACTTTACTGACGATACGATTGTCAAGATTAGTGGTGCAATGCAACTAAGCCCACAAGACCAACAGTTAGTACCGCAAGCCTTACAGCTATTGAAAGACGAACCCGCCAAGAACTTCCGTATTGAGGTTACTAGCGATTCGATGATTTATCAGGATGAGCAACAAGAGAAAGCCGACAGAATCGAGTTCTTAGGTGCTTTATCCCAGTTTATGAACCAAGCCTTACCAGTAGCTACCCAAGCCCCTGAACTAACCCCATTACTCATGGAGATGCTCAAGTTTGGCGTGACTGCGTTTAAGGCTGGTAAAGGTATGGAAGGGCTTATTGATGAAACTGCCGACCAATTTAGAAATAAAGCTAAAGCGATGGAAGGCCAACCCAAGCCACCCCCACCTGAAGTGCAAAAGATTCAGGCTCAGACTCAGGCTAAGATGCAAGAAATGCAGATGTCGGTACAACTGGAACAGCAAAAGATGGCTGCTCAAATTGAATTTGAAAAGGCTAAACAGGAATATCAGGCACAAGAGAATCAACTTAAATTCCAACTTGAAGAACAGCGTAATGCTCAAGACCGAGAGATGGAGATGAAGTTAGCTCAGATGAAGATGATGACTGAGCGTAATACTCAACTCTTGCTTGCTTATATCAATAACGGGGCTAAGATTGAAACGGCTCGTATCTCAGCAGGTGTAGATAGTGGCGAGGGAATTGCTGAAGAATACACAATGGATGAGGATATGCTACGGGCACAAGAACACCCCCTAGCCCCCATAGCTAACGCTATTGCACAAGGTAATCAAGACATGACGGCTACTTTAGGTGCTTTAATTGACAGACTAAACCAACCCAAACAAGTTCTGCGTGACGAGAACGGCAAAATCATAGGAGTCCAATAATGCCAACCAACCTTAAATATTCCAACGGAACTCGTAATGCCCAACAAAATGGGCTTATTACCTATGCTGGGTCAGGTTCTTTAATCAACATCTATTCAGGTAGCCAACCTGCTAACGCCAATACAGCCATATCAGGGCAAACCCTACTGGTTACTTTGACAGTATCAGGCTCATTTGGTACGGATAGCAACGGAACGATTACCTTATCGACTGTGACCAATGGAACTGCGGTGGCTACTGGAACTGCGTCATTCTTTAGAATTACCCAATCTAACGGCTCAACTGTAGTGATGGATGGGTCGGTAGCTACTAGTGATGCCGACTTGGTACTAAACAATACAAGTATCGCAACAGGTCAGGTTGTAAGCATCTCCGCAGGTACGATTATTAGAGCAAACCAGTAAGGATAAATTATGGCTTTAGTCCTAAAGGATAGGGTCAAAGAAACGACCACTACCACAGGCACAGGCTCATTTAGCCTTGCTGGTGCGGTTACGGGGTATGATTCTTTTGGTCAAATTGGTAGTGGAAATACCACTTATTACGCTGTTTACCTTGATGGGGGTTCAGAGTGGGAAGTCGGTATTGGCACATACACAAGCCCATCGACCCTATCTCGTGACACCATCTTAGCGTCTAGTAATAGCGGTAGCGTGGTTACATTTAGTGCAGGGCAAAAGACCATTTGGTGCGATTACCCCGCAGGTAAAGCTGTTTATACCGATGCTAGTGGTTCAATATCTCAGCCTATTGTTAATATCTCAGGCATTACTGGGGCTATTTCTACAGTCGATACCATTGCGTTTGACACCACTTATGCCACAACTTTGACGGCTGGGCAGATTGGATGGAACGGAAACGATACGCTAGGTTTAGGCATGATTGGCGGTAATGTCGTGCAACATATTGGCGAAGATACATTCTTTTATGTAAAAGCTAGTTCTGCTATCACCAAAGGTCAGCTATGTATGTTTACTGGTGCGGTTGGCTCAAGTGGCGTATTGACTGCTGCTCCAGCTACTGCCATCCCATTTGCTGAAGCCATTATTGGTGTAGCTGCTGAAAATATAGCCAACAACGCATTTGGTTTAATTCAAAACACAGGAACATTAAAAGGTGTTAATACATCAGCTTTCTTGGATGGTGACATTCTTTATTACAACTCTGCCGTAACTGGTGGGTTTACAAAGACATACCCTGCAAGTGGCCCTGTTGTTATTGCTGCTGCGGTAGCTAAATCCGGTTCAGGCGGTTCAGGCATCCTTACTGTTCGTATTTCATTCCAAACAAGGGTAACTGGAAGCACAGGGCTTTCCGTAGTTCAGGCTAATGACACAGTAGCCTTGACTAATACAGGTGTGACTTCTGCGGTAGCTGGTACAGGCATTAGCGTTAGTGGTGCTACTGGTGCGG